ATGTGCCATAATGTTTCTCCTTATATATTAATTTTAATTACCATTCAACTATTGAAATCTATACCTTATTATTACTATGCCTGATCCACCACTGCCACCATTACCGTCATCTCCACCACCACCTCCACCACCGCCAGTGTTGGTTGTTCCTGGATTTCCTGCAACTGTCGCTGGTGCTCCACCTGCTGAACCTCGTACTCCATCACCACCACCACCAGTTCCACCAGTTCCACCTACTTGAGCTGGACCTGTTGATCCTCCACCACCACCACCGCCAGCGAAAGTTGTTGCAGATCCATTAATTTGAGTTGTTGCACCATTACCTCCAGGACCACCTGCACCACACGCAGGTGTAGTATTGTAAACTCCTAGTGCAGTTGCCCCACCGCCTCCACCACTATTTCCTGTTGGTGTTGGAGTTGCTCCACCACCATCGAATCCTTGAGAAGGGGTTACTGGAGGTGTATTACCCGAACCTGCGCTTCCTGCTTGACTTCTTGCTCCACCACCTGAACCACCTGGTCTACCATTAGGAGATGGTCTAGAACCACCTCCGCCACCACCAGCAGATGTAATAGTTGTTGTTCCAGCAAAAGTTGAAACACTACCATCACCTCCTACAACAGGTGAACTACCTGGTGGGTTACCAGCTCCTGCTGTTCCTCCAGCTCCGACTGTTACTGGATATCCAGCAACTGCGACTGGTAAACCATTATTAGAGCCTGATGTGCAAGCAATTGGACTTTGTGTATAAGTGCATTGAGGAGTTTTACCTTCTCTAAATCCACCAGCTCCTCCACCACCACCTGAATCACCACCTGAACCACCACCTCCAGCTACGACCAAATATGAAACTTCACTTGAACCAGCTGAATTACCTACAGAAGAAACACAAAAAGTCCCCGGTGAAGTAAATGTATGAACTTTAAAATTTCCATCAGTTGTAACTGTTCCACCAGTTGCTGCAATAAATGCCGCTCCTGCTGTGGTTGTAATATCTTCATTAATAAAAGACCAGCCTTTTGTTGAATCCATAAAAACAAAAGTAACAGATTGACCATCCGTCTCTAAATTTGTGTTAGCTGCATTTCCATCCATATTAGAACCATTTCTAGCCATTATAACTTTGTTAGTTCCAAATGTTCTTGCATAATCTTTTATAGCAACAACATTTCCAGCACTTGGTGAAGCGGGTAGAGTTACGGTTATATCAGAACCACCACTTGTGTTTACAAAATAGCCCTCGTTACTTACTGCCGTAAAATCAGTTGTTTTAATAGATGTCTGCCAACTAATTGCACCTGATGCTCCAAAACCATTTGCAGTTCCAGCGTTAGTTATTGTTGCACCAGCAGGGATAGTAAATGTATCTCCACTATCTCCTAATGTGACCGTACCACAATTTGTTCTTGGACTAATTTTATTTACTTTTATTTCACTCATAATTTACCTAATTTTGAAATTTATATCTTATCACAACTATTCCTGATCCTCCATTGCCACCATTACCAGCTTGAGCTCCAGCACCACCACCGCCACCTGTATTAGTCGTTCCTGATGTTCCAGGAGAACTACCTGGACCACCTGTTCCTCCACCACCAGCACCACCCGGTGCTGCACCTCCACCTCCAGGTTGGCCACCGCCTCCACCGCCACCACCTGCGTAATATTTAAATGAACCACAAGTAACACCTGATGGACCCCAAGCTGTAGGAATAAATCCTCCACCTGCACCACCAGTACCACCACCTGCTGTGCCGGGAGTTTGTTGGCCTTCAGCCATAAATCCTCCACCACCTGAGCCACCACCTAATGGACTTGGACCATTGATACCTCCATTAGTTCCCTGTTCTGGGCTTACAGGAGGTGTATTTCCTAACCCTCGAGGACTAGGAGTTTGTCCTGCTCCACCACCAGATCCTCCAGGACCTTCTGGGGAACCTGAGCCATCTGTTGCTCCTCCACCACCACCTGTTGATGTTATTGTAGTTGTTCCTGCATAAACTGAATTACTTCCTCTTACTCCATATGGCTGTGGGTTACCTGTTATACCACCACCGCCACCAGCTCCAACTGTTATTGGAAAACTTTGTTGTGTAATTGGTTGAGACGTTGTGCAACCTCTTGGGTTAGCTGGTGCTGGAGCGTTATTAAAAGTTCCATCAGAAAATCTTAATCCACCTGCTCCTCCTCCACCACCATTATCATAGCCTCCACCGCCACCGCCTGCTACTACTAAATAATCTATAGTGTTTGATCCACCAGGAGTTCCTGCAGCACTTACACAAAATGCACCTGGACCTGTAAATGTATGAATTTTAAAATCACCACAAGTTGAGACAGTTCCACCTGATGCAACTACATAAGGACTTGTTCCTGTTTCAGTATCCTCTGCATTTTGAACATTTATCCAACCTTTTGTCCCATCTACATAAACAAAAGTTGAGGCTTGACCAGTTACACCTAATGTAGCATTCTGTGCTAGACCACCGATTGGTTCACCATTTCTATTTATTGTTAATGCATTACTACCAAAATTTCTTGCATAATCAGAAAAAGCTACAATGTCTCCTGCTGATGGTGACGATGGTAAAGTTACAGTTATTGTTCCACTTGATGTATCTATAAAATAACCTTCTCCATTAGCTGCTGTAAAATCTCCTGTTTTAATTGATCCTGTTTGCCAATTAACAGAACCTGATCTACCAAAACCTGATTGTGTTGCACCTGATGCAAGAGCTACAGTTCCACCACATCTACCGATTGTAACTGTTGAACCACAAACAACGACTGTATTACCAGCTCCTGACCCGACCGTTGTTGTTGCACTACACTTCTTAATTATATTAGAAGCGTCTGAAACTTTTTGTATGTTATCTACTTTAATTGTACTTGTCATAATTATTGAAATTTATACCTTATTATTACTACACCTGAACCACCATTTCCACCACCTGCGTTAGTTGATGATGCACCACCCCCACCACCAGTGTTGTCTGTTCCATTTGTACCTGCAGGTCCACCAGGGCTTCCTGGCCACGGCACACCAGCTCCACCACCGCCAGAACCACCAGTTCCACCTGTTCCAGGATTTCCTGTAGCTCCTCCACCACCACCTGCTCTTGTTACTGGCGATCCACTAATAGAAGAAGTAGCACCAGCTCCACCGTTTCCACCACAATTTGAACTTCCACCTACTCCAGCAGCAGTTGCTCCACCGCCACCACCACCAGCTGCGGGTGGGTTTCCTGTGCTTCCACCACCTATTCCTCCGTTATTTCCTTGAGGAGGAGTTGTTGAAGGTGTATTTCCAGCTCCACCATCACCATCAGGGCCACTAGCTTTTCCACCACCACCTCCTGATCCTCCATCAGTTCCATCTTTAATTGGTGCACTTGGTGATTCTCCTCCACCGCCACCACCGCCGGCTGAAGTTATTGTTGAAAAACTTGAATTAGATCCATTTCCTCCTTGATTGGGAGAACCTGCACCAGTAGCACCTGCTCCAACTACTATTGGAAAAGCTGTTGCTGTCACTGTAATTCTATTGCCTGGTGTTGAATAACCATCTAAAGGGCTAGCCGTATATGGAGTTACTGGTGATTTTGTTTCTCTATATCCTCCTGCTCCACCACCTCCGGAACCTCTATCTCCTGCGTCTCCACCTGCTCCACCACCTGCTACTACTACATAAGAAACTTCATTATTTGCTGCAACAGGTGAAAGTCCTGAAACACAAAAAGTTCCTGGGCCTGTAAATGTGTGAATTTTACAGTTTCCAGAACAAGTAACTGTTCCGCCTGTTGCTGATATAAAAGCTTGAGCTCTTTCATTAGAAGTTGAATCCATTGTATTTATCCAACCTTGTGTTGAATCTACAAATATAAATGTAACTGATTGACCTTTAGTGTTTAAAACTACATTAGCATTTACACCTCCAATTTTATCTGTTCCATTTGGTACAACTGTTAAATTACCTGTATCCCAAGTAGCTGCATAATCCGCAACAGATACAATCGCACCTGCAACACCTGCAGGTAAATTCATATTAAATCCACCACTTGTAGTATTTGCAAAAAATCCGTCTCCAGAAACAGCAGTAAAAGTTGTTGTCTTAGGAGTTGTATCCCAATCAACCGTTCCTGTTCTACCAAAACCTGATTGACTAGCACCAGTTCCTAATTGCACCGTATCACCAGATTCACCTAGTGTTAAAGTAGTTCCACATTGTGGTGCAACTGTATTTACTTCTATCTTTGACATTATACTATTACTAAAGTTCCTGTTACTGTTATTGTACCAGGTATAGTAATAGGTCCTGCAAGAACACCGTTCTCAACAGTTTGTGTACCATCCATGGTAGCTGCTTGATTTTTT